CAGGGTAAACGTGACCGACGCGGCGACTCCGCTGAGCTTCTGCTTGCCGATGACGCGCAGGGGGAGCCGGAACACCCTAGACCTCGATCACCCGTGTGGCACCGGGTTCGAGGCGGATCGGGCTCATGCCCATCTCGATCTCGCCCGCCTTGTAGATGTGCAGGCCCACGGCGATGGGATCGGAGTACGCGCCGAGCGAGGCCGAGACCTCCCCGTTGGCGTCCGTGGTGCGGAACAGGCGTTCGCCCGCCGCGGTGACCTCTGCGCCGACGACAGGTAGCCCGCCGCGTGTGATGCGGATGCGGTAAGTTGCCACGGGCTATCGGCCCATGACTGGGATTGTGGCTGGCATCTGCGCTCCTGCTTTCTAGAGATCAGAGACCGGGGCATTCAGTTGGCGGAAGGCCGGGAGGTGGAGGGGCCTCCCGGCCCGTGTGAACGGGGGTCTAGTTGGCGGGCAGGACCTTCTCGTACCAGCGGAAGCCCGCGGTGATCGTCACGGCTGTGGTGCTTGCCACGGATTGCATCGACAGCCCTGCGGTCGGCGGGATGATGATGCGCCCGCTGACCTCGGCCGTCAGTTGACCGCCTGGCACCGTGACGGTGACCACCTTGTCTGCGCCGCCCCACGGGAACCAGCCGTCGTCGGCCACGGTTGCGCCGTTGTCGAAGAAGGTCCGCGCGCCAGCGGTGGCACGGCGGCCCGACAGGCTGTTGCGGATCGTGATGTCGTTAGTCGGCGCGGCCATGCCCTCGGGATGGACGCAGAGCCAGATCCCGTAGCTGGAGTTCGCCACAGCCACGAGGTTGTGAGCGAACACAGCGTCGATGATGAGGCTCTTGCCCCCGGCCGGCTCACCGTTCCAGAGCGTCGCCATCGCGACAGTGTCCGGCCGCACGACGAGGGATGCGACGGCCGCGGTCGCCATCGCCTGCCAGCCGCCGCCTTCGCGCGTGATCTCGGTGTACGGCGGAAGCCCGGCGGAGACGAGAGCGTCTCCCTGGTCGTTCACCTGAGGAGACCTTCGAGTGCCAGACTGGGCACGCCGGACAGCGTATTCAAGTGCTATGTCTACCATTGAGGTTGTCCTTCCTTCGCCGCTTTCGTTTTGGCGGCGACTAGCCTGTGAGTTCCTTCAGTTCACGCACCTTCACGAGTTCCCCGTAGATCAGCCCCAGCCATTCAGCCAAAGCGTTATCTACCGGCGAAGCCGTCCACGTTGAGCCGTTCCACCGCCAGATTGTCCCGGTGTCCGTTTCAAGGAAGCTCGATCCAGACGGGAGGTCCGTCGCGGTGAGCGTCAGTTCCACGCCCGCATCGTCCCGCGGGTTCCAGCCGATGGCGGGTTTCCGGTCTGTCGACAGGCCGATGAACCGCTTGATCGTCCCTTCGAGCTTCACCGTCATCGGATGTTCAACCCCTCTGGCGCCTGTTCGCACACGAACATGTGATAGACCGCCTTACCGTCCACGAGCTGATCGGCCGGCGGGAACGCCTGCACCGCCCATTTGCCCGGATACGCTCGTGCGAACGCTTCCCATTGCTCTCTCCACGTCAGGGGCTTCCAGTCGATCGCCCACATGCGTATGTGCCGTACCGTTCCGAGAGCCGTCTGTCGTGTCTCTGCGTCCTCTTTGATCTGGATCAGCGTCGGCACCGCAATCGCCACCACTCCGGGCGGCATCCGCAGGGGAAGCGGCCGAGCCGCCTCCTCTGCCCCAGGGTCGTTGCTCATTGCTAGTCGTTCGCCGAGGCAGTCTTGACCACCTCGCCGGACTCGTCGCCGACCTCGACGTAGCTCACCCGGAAGTGCGCCATCCCCGCGGCTACTGTTGCCGCCGCGACGGTGGCGAGGTCCCCGAAGATGTCCACGTCGCGGATCACACCGGTCTGTCCGGATGCGAGCTCGATACCCGGCTCGGCGTCGGTGATGATCGTGCCGTTCTCGATCAGGCTCCGCAGCGAGCTGCCTGTGCCCTCGATGCCCGCGACGGCGGCGGCTCCTGAGATCTCGATCCAGAAGTCGCTGATGCGTACCTTCGTGGACGCCCCGTTGAAGTAGATCGCCCGGTAGTAGCCAGCGGACGCCGCGTATTCGTCGTAGGTGAGGCCCTTGATCGTCGTCCGGTCGACGCCGACCTTCATTTCGAGTCCGGCTGCGAAGTCATCGGCGCCCGCGCCGTCCTCGCCGGGGATCACTTCGATGTCCTCAAGGACCGTATCTGTAAACAGCGTCTCGACGTCGATCCCGATCAGCACGTCGGTGACCGAGGGGAGCAGCCTGATGTTCTTGACCATGCAGCTACTCGCGCCGATGTCGATCGAGGCCGCCGCGATGTCGAAGTCGATCCGCGGCTTTGCGGCTCCGACGCCCACGCCGATGAGCGAGATCCCCGCCACGTCCAGGTCAATCGTCTGGCCCGTGGTGAGACCCTCGTTATGCCCAGGGAGCGCGAAGATCACGTCGCCCTGGCTGGCCGTGCACTGAGCGATTGAGAAGTCGCAGGTGATGAATGGGGTGTCGGGGTGCGTACCCCTACCCGCCGAGTCAGCGCCGTCAGCATCGCCGGAGTCGACGAAAAAGATGTTGCCGGGGAACACCGTCATGTCCATCAGGACCGGCAGCCCGCCCGCGACCTTCTTGTAGTAGAGAGGCGAGACCTGCCCGACGTGCGTCTTGGCCCCGCCAGTCGGGACCGGACGCCACTGGCCGAGCCTGTACGTCTGCCCGCCGCCGGAGCCCATCATCCACGCGTAGCCCAGCTCAAGCGCGGTGCGCTTCTGCTCCCGCTCCTTGAGCGCCAGGTGGATCGTCGCCAGCCAGCGCCAGTACGACATTCGAAGCCCTTCGAACTGAGGCTGCCGTGTCGCCCAGCAGTAGACGGCAAGCATCGCGGCCGAGGCCTCGATCAGGTCGTACTTGACCCGCAGCCTGAGCGCCCGCGTTCGCTTGCGGAGCCACAGGTACGCCTTGCTGACGGGTCGCGGTTGGCGAACGAGGCGAATCCCGGCCTCACGCCGCTGTGCGCGATTGAGGACGGCCAGCGGGGCAGCCGCGACCTCGCCGAAGGTCCATACCATGGCGTAGACCATGGCCAGCACGAGAGCGGTCGAGAGTCGCTTGAAGGTTCGCATCGTAGGAGTCTCCTGCGCTTTTCGGGGTTCAGAACCCTTGTTGCGCTACTTGGTGTTCGCTGCCTTGACCATCTTGTCGACGGGCGGACCGGCCATGCCCCTCAGTCGGTTTCCGATCTCAGCGAGCGCGGGAGAATGCCCGGCCCGGGCCTGTGCCTCGGAGAACTCGGCCGCCTTCTTCGCATCCATCGGGCAGCCGCACCGCTTGCACCTCGACGGGATCTCCTGCTCGACGACCTTGCCCTCGTCGGAGACCCAGCCGTAGAGCTTCGAGCAATCCGGGCACTTCACATAGGTCCGGCCGTCCGAACCTTCCTTCAGTGAGAGTCCCGCTGCTACGGCTCTCTTCGCGAACTCGTCGATAGCGGTAACCATCGGGCCTATTCCTCCCTCGTGTCTCCACCGCACTCCGGGCACTGGTCCGGCGCCGGGGCGCTCCACTTCCTGCCACATGCGCACCGTCGCGGCTTTGGCGTCTCAACGACCACGTCGACCACGACTGCCTCGGTAGCCGCCGCTGTCTCGACGGCCGGCGCCTCGGTGACGGCGGTTGGCGCCACTTCGGGCGCGGGTGGCTCCACTGGCGCAGCGGGGACCGGCTCTGCCTCGGGCTTCTTGGTTGCCAGCTTCCTGAGCGTGGTCAAAGGCCCATCGACCTTCTTCTTGGGTGCCTGTGGCTCCGCGGTCTCCGCGGGCTTCTTCTCGTTCTCAGACATGAACTGCCTCCTCGATTAGGAACAGGGAGTCGCACAACGGACACCGATCAGGCGCCGGCGGACTCCAGCGCGCCCCGCAATACCCGCAGTGCGTCACCCCATCGATAACTCGGACCGTGGCGATGGTCGCCCCGTGCGGGAGGTCGCCGCGCTTGCGAGCGTTCCTGATCTCCCACCACCAGGCAATCTCCGGCGGCCATTCGCCGGTCTCCTCCCGCCAGACGAGCGCCTTCGCACGTATGCGCCGCAACTCGTCCGGCGAGAGGAACTCCATTCGGTTGTCGTACCAGGGCAACGCTGAGAGGTCCTCTCGCTCTTCGAGCGCGAGCACCCGGTCCCACCACTCTGAGATCGGCAGGCCCGGAGGCACCTCACGCTTATTGCCCACGATCACTCGCACTACGAAGGCTCCACGTAGACCTGAGAGCCTGTGGCAGCCGCGCCCTGGACCTGCTTCTGCGGGTACGCGTACCCGTACAGGACCATGTAGCCGTTCGCGGTGTCGACGCCCGAGTCGGACGTTTCCGCCACGTAGAACCGCACGTGTTCGAAGCCGTTGTCGATGTCCAGGTTCTCGGCCCGCGCCTCGATCAGCACGAAGTCGCCGTCGGCGTCCACCGGGTTGTCGGTGTCGTAGTCGCCGCCCGAGGCGTCGGTGGTCAGGTCCTTCACGCCCGTGCCGGCCGCCGCGGACGCCTGCTGCAATCGGCACTCGTCCAGATCGTCGGTCGCGTTCCACGTACCGATCTCGACGTAGGCCATGACGCGGCTGTAGTTCTTCATGTTCTCGTAGCCGGTCTCGCCGTTGGTCCCGCCGACGTCGGCCGCGAACGGCTCACCCGCCACGTCGTTCAGCAGGTCAATCGGGGAGATCAGGCTGTGCTCGGAAAGTCGCATCGAAGTTCTCCTATTGCTCGCGGTCAGGCTCTCGCCTGCGCCACTAGGCCAGTTACGCTCTCGCAGCCAGGGACACGAACGGAGACAGCGTGTTCGTACCGTTGCGCGGGGTGATCGCCGAGTCGATCCACGGCCTGCCATCCACGCGCTGGATGAACCTCCAGACGGTCCGGTCGTTGATGAACTGCACGTGCGGGGAGGTCGCCACGGTGAGCGACTGGCGGTCGCCGATCAGGTAGTAGCCGAAGTCGCCAAGCACGATGTCGCCGGCGTCCCCCAGGGTTTCCGCTTTCTCCGTGAAGATGACCGGCCTGCCGAGCAGGGTCGCGGGGGCTCCCGCCGCGCCGTTCTGCACGAAGATCGGCGCGCCGCCGGTGCCGACTGACAGGGACATCGTGTAGAGCTGCGGGATCGTGTCCATGTGGGCGTACCACACGGCCCGGCCCAACGACGTCGGTAGCATCCGGGCGTACATCTTCACGATGTTTTCCCAGACGAGCGTATCCGCCGACTGCCCCGACTCCTTCGAGACGGAAATCAGCGCGTCGGCGTTCAGCACACCAAGGGGTTGACCGGCGCCGGAGCCTGCAACGAAGGCGTCGTCTTCGAAGTAGCTGAGCGCCTCTGCGAACAGCGGGTTGACCGTCGCCTCGACTGCGATCGCGGAGTCTGCAAGCAACTCGTTCCCCAAGACCGTGTAGGCCGTCTGCTTCTTCGCCGTGAGGCGAACCTGGCTGAACGTCGGCTGGTTGGTGTTCGAGGACACATCCGCGCCCTCGGCCGCCCAGTTGTTGACGATGCCGCCGTAGACGTTCGAGGCGTGCGAGGTCTCCCGGATTGCCGGGAGTGCGAGGCTGGACCGTCCCATCGGGATCACGCGGGCCCGTGGCCGCACGAGCGCGGTTTCGAGCGACAGCCTGAGCAGCTCGGCCCGGAACTCCTCGGGCACCAGGAAGCCGCCATCTGCGCCCTCCGATTCGTTGAGCACCTTCAGGCGGGTGTCGGGGCCGCTGCGGTGCCAGGCGGCCTTGTAGAACTCGCCGGCGTTCTTGAACTTGCCATCGAGCTCAGCGCCGGTGGCTTCGGAGTTTGGCTTCTGCCCCTTGTCCGCGTCGTCGGAGGCAGGAAGGCGTCGGACGGGCTTGTCGAAGCCCTGGTCCTTCACGAACTTCTCAAGGACCTCGTCCATCTGCGACCGGATGGCCTTCGCGATCTCGCCGTCGCGCATCGCGTTCTTCGCGTACTCGACCGTGAACGCCCGGAACTTCGCCGGGTCGGCGAGCAATTCGCCTCGCCGCTTGTCGTCGAGCAGGACCTCTTCGAGCTGGTCAGGTCGCTCGGGAGCGGTAATAGTCGTCATGGCAGCCAAAACTCCTTCACGAGGTCGATAGCCTCGTCAACTACGCGGTTCGGTGTGTTCGGAGAATCCCCGGCGTCCGGCCGCGCCCTGACAGCCGGAGCCGGGGACCCCAAGGGAGGTGAGGCCAGGCCGTTTTTGCCGAGCGTCGCCGAAATACGCTCCGCAATGGCGTCCAGTAACGCCTCGGTCTGGCTGTCAAATGAGTTTGCGAGCGTGATCGAGGCCGGAATCTTCAGATCCTTCAGCGCCTCGTCCACGATCTCGGCGATGGCCGGGTGCAGGCCCTTGGCCGAACGGATCACCTGCAAGGCGTCCGCGTTGGCCGGGATGGTCACATGGGAGACTTCCAGAAGCTCCTGTCCGTTGAACTCGTAATGGCCCCAGAAGTCGCCGTCAGACTCGTCGCCCTCGATCCGCTTGGCCTTGTCCATGTCGGGGATGAAGCCGACCGAGAACGCGGCGCGGCCCTTGGAGGCGAGCTTAAAACCCCAGTCGGCCTGCTCGTTCCCCTCGCCCACGTAGTAGCGGGCGGTGCCAACGAGCTTGCGGCCCTTGACGGCCATCTCCTCCCACTCGCCGATCTGCGAGCGGAGGTCGTAGTAGTCATGTGATGCGAGGAGGACGGGGTGGAGCATGAACGACTTCATATCCCAGCCGTCCTGCCGGATGATGTCGCCTTGCCGGTCGGTGGATTCGGTCGACACAACGGCCTCGACGCGCCCAGACGCGGCGTCGAGCACCTTGACCTCGGACCGGATCAACTTGCGTCGGATCACGTTTCCCCCGCAAAACAAAACGCCCGACGACTCGTTCTAAGAGGTTCGTCGGGCGCTGTGGCGCTCTAGGCGCTCTGGCCGTCTATTCGGTTGTCGGCCCTATGTGAATCTTGGTCCCGGAGACAGGATTCGAACCTGTGACCTCGACGTTATGAGCGTCGCGAGCCGACCACTGCTCCACCCCGGAATATGACGGTGCGCTCGGGCTACCCGCGGCGCTTTCCGTCGGCAACAACTCTAATGCACAACCGGGGGTTACTGTCAAACGGCAGGCGTCAGCACCTTCGCCACACCAGCCGTGAACC